CTCTAATCATGTGTCGCACCTCCTTTTACTCAAATACTTCGCAGAAAAATGTAGCTTTATCGCTTACATTACCTGCTGAGACTGTAATGGATTTACCAACTTTATACTGGTTACCAGTTCCGCCAAAATTAGCATCCAAAGTTCCGTTTTTATCACGTCTGGACCATTTGTAAGTGTAAGCCTTGCTAGTACCGTCTGCATCCAACTCTTCACCCTTACGATAAAGACGTGCTTTTAATGTTGTTGAACCAGATGAGTTTTTGAATGTACTACCTGCTGTTGACTCAATAACTACTACAATCGGGTCTGAGAAATCGAGAATAGTCGCAACACCGATTGCTTTCTGACCGTTAGTTCCTCCAACTTTGTCAATGCAGACAACCTTAAACGTTTGTGAATTTGTGACCTTATCAGGTGTTACTGTGAGGATACCTTGACCAGTTGTATTAGCTGATGGTTCAACGTTTGGTGTTTGTCCTGTTGTAGTCGATGAACATAGGTGCCATCCAAGACCGCCGTCCGCATCGTAACCAGCTGAATTAGTCGCTGAAACCGAACTATCAAAATAGAAGAATTTGAATTGTTTGTTTCCGCCTGAAAGGTTGTTACCTTTGTACAAATCAGCATTGACAGTTAGACTGCCTGGTTGGTTATTGTAGAATGTATTACCTTTACCTGTATATACGTTCAAAACAAGTGATTGTTTACCGAGTTGTACTGCTAGCAAATCAATGCTTGCTCGGAAATCGACTTTAAGACCAGTTACTGGGTCAGTCCATGTACCAACTGCTTCATAACGTTTAGCTCCAGCGTTTGCTGGCACGTTGACCTTAGTATGCAAAGCTTCGTTGTGTGAGCCAGTTAAATACTGATTATCTTTATCAGACGTGCTTGTAATAGCTGTTTTAGTTGAGCCGTTATATTCGTACCAAGACACTTTACCAACTTGCCCAATAATTGAAGCTGTTTGACCTGCCTTAGTTAAGTTAAGGGTCAATACTTGCGGATTTCCTGCATATGATGGATTGTAGCCATTTGTTGTTTGGTCAAACACTTGTGTAGTCGTTTGACTAGCTGTGATAAAAGCGCTCAGTACGGGCGCATCTGATAAGTCTGTGATTGTAATTTGTCCACTTGAAATAATACCCATTTTCTTTTTCTCCTTTTTTAACCTAAGGGCTCAACATTACATTCAAATTGAGCTCTTCTAAATACATCCTTTTGTGTGATTTCGATTGCTTTCTGCGAATAGCTATGGTCTTGATTCCAGATTTCATCAGGATTACCTTCATCATCTGTCTTTGTCCAGATATAGCTATAATCTTTACCTTCTTTATCAATCTCTTTCCCGCCACGCCAGAGCGTAGCAGTCAGTTTTGTATTGATAAGATTGTTTTTAAAAATGTTTCCGCTCGATGTCTTGATAATTAGATTTGTTGGCTCAACGAGGTTTGCCAACGTGATTTCCGTCGTTGCTACTTCAGTGTTGCCAACGTAGCCCGAGACGGTTAAAACCGCTGTCTCGTCTATGTCTTTGGCTTTGACTAAGTACTGCATACCGACTGTGACTACGCCGTCTAAAGCCCAGCGCCAAGAGACGTCAGTAGTGAAGGGCTTGTTACCTTTATAAAGTTTTGGTTCAATCACGCTTTCACCTTCGTTGTTTTTAAAGGTAGTTCCGCCTGTTGTCGCTAGTTCAATGTGATAAGGCAATCTATCTTCAACTGCTTTATCAATGCGTGATTGCAAAGCTGACGTTGGTTTGTTGTCAATCCTGCGATAGTTTGTAAATACGATTGAATTATTATTTGGATTATCAAAACTGATAATCATTTCTGACACACGAGCCTCAAGCGCCAAACCACCAGCAAAGTTGTTGTCAATGATTTTGACTGTGTCTCCCAAAGCCAAGTCGCTATAATTTCCGATAAACTTCGATTGAACACTAGCTGTGTAGGTTATCAACGGATAAGCATATTGTTTTAGCGTACGTAACGCATAGGCCTTCAAGTCGTTTATGTTTTCGTACTCAGTGCTAAAATCTTTACGAATCCAGTTATCTTGTCCTTCTGCTCGCATAGTAGCTCGGTAGCGATTCATAGCGAGCGGAGCATATAAGCAAGGATTTCCTTTGCGACTGTAAAATTCTTCGATGCCATCTGCATTTTTTTCGGAAATTTCGACATCGTTTAAGCTCAAACCATCTTTACCAGTAAACACACCTGCATTAAACATCTGTGTTTTATCGCTGTTGACTTGTACACCTTTTAGGTCATTGTCGTAATAAAGAATGACGTCGTTCCGAATCTTGCCAATGCCGTGATGAGTTTCATCTGCTTTTTGGTAAACATTAATGACGATACGCTTGTACGTACCGTCATGATTAAGTTCTGTTTTAAATTCAAATTCAGCATCAAAGTTCGACATCAGCGACTGTAAACGTGCCATTTTGGTTTCTTGCGAATCAAAAGTCAATGTACGCTTGCGATCTGGTATTTCGTTGTAACCTAGCTCGACTGCTGCGAATGATAGCAAATCCATATGATTTAAATACCATTCAATCGTTTGAGCACCACTAGCGCTAAATGGATTAGCGTATTCAAGTGCATATTCAAGGTTCGTGTTGTTGCACGTTAATTGAATATTGAAGTCATCTTCTTGCAGTGTAGCGATGTAATACACTTGGTGAGAACCGTTAGCATAAAACGACACAAAACATTCATCATTGATAAGTTTGATGTCTTCGTGCAACTTGCCGTTTGAAAATTTCGGAATCGTAAAATCAAACGTACTTGTGGCTTGTTCAAGATACGGATGCCATGTACTGTTCGTGTAATGGAGCATGTCTGGAATGTCATTGTTTAAAGCAATGATTTTGCGCATTTGATTATCGTGAATCCAAATTTGCATCTAAACACTCCTTTCGTACCACGTCACCTCAATATCTGGTTCTTCTTCAATCCAGCTTGAAAAGTAAATATCGATTTCGGTCTCGCCTGTTTCAATGCCAAACGGCTCAGCTAAATAAGCCAAGCCGTCCATTGTTGGTAGATTGTCAAGGTAGGTTTTACCTTTTGCCATATCGACTTCTAACACTGAGCCCATGCGATAGCGGTTTGGAACGTCTTCCCAGCCGTCCACGAAATCTTTGCGGTAAACGATACTATCTAAATACATGTGGGTTACCTGTGGATTGTTTCCCATGTCACCAAAAAAGACGTGAATCTTAGCCGATTTACGTCCTTTAATTTCTGGAATTTTGAATTTAGGATAAGAACCCCACCAAAACACTTGAATTTCATCGTCTCTGCGTTGCAAGTCAGACCAACCGCGTTCTGCATTGAATGGGTTTTGACTATCCAAGTGCGTTCCCGTGAATGTCCAGCGTTTTGGAATGCGATAACCGCCATTTCCATCCGAAACAAGGAAATTGTATTCGCAACCTAAGCCACCGGCACGTTTGAAAGTTTCGACACCATACAAAAATTTGCCTTCCGTGTCCGAAACACAAATTTTCATGAAACCGTATTGGTTAGCTGAGCCAAGCCAAAAGATTTGACGCCACCAAAAATACTCGTTTAGCGAGCCTTTCTCACCATTGCTATCTGCTGGAATTTCCCAAGTAATCGAACCGCCTCTGTTGCCTTTGGTTCCAGCTCCTCTATCAGCCAAAGCGATGTGAGGACGTCCCCAAGCACCATCAAGAAACAACGTTCCATTGATGTCTTGACTTGTGTCATTCAAAATCGCAACATTCCTAGTTCCTTCTTCGAAACCTTTCGTGATCCAATTGTTAGAGACGTAATCAAACAAGATTTCCGATTTCTTAACATTCTTTCCATCAGCTTCTTCTGGATTTCCGATTTCGTAAGCTTCTGTAGCACTTTTGACAATGCTGACCCAACCATTTTCCGAATTGTGCTTAATCCTAAATTTTGGATAAGCAGTAGCTGAACCAAAATTGTTTAATTTAACTTTATAGTGATCATTACTAATTTTTGTAATTGAACCATAGCGACTATTATTCGTGTTGTCGACTAAGCACTGTGTTTGGCTTTCTGCGTACGATTTTGGTACATCGAACGTGATTGTAATTGTAGCCGTCGGCGGTGATGTGCTATTATCTGTCGTTAACGTCGGTTGACCGCTCGGAATAGCTTCCCAGACCTTATCTGGTTCATCTCCAAAAATTAATCGTTTAGGTTCAAACACATTTAAAAAGCCACCGATTTTTTCGGCGACTTCGTTAAAATATGCTGAGCTTCCAGCCAATTTGATTGAGATTGAAATCTGTTTGACTGAAAGCGTATTATATAAAAATTGTTGACCGTAGCGGTGATTGCCTTGGTCTTGATAGGTATTGTTAAAGTTAGCTGCAATGTTGCGGTTAACATCTGTAACAACGGCTTGACCGTCAAGGTCGTTAAAGACCTCTAGCCAGTCTACGTCGTTATACTTGATGGAAATACCTGTCAAATGATTTCACCTCCTAAAAGCGCTTGCCTGCGCTCGTAATTGTTAGTTGCTGTGTGCATATAAGGTGCTAGGCCGTTCGAAATATCTCGACCGTCAATGATATTTCGAACTTCGATAGGATTAGCACCATTTGCCACAAGTTGAGTAAGTAAGTTGATTACTGTATCAAACTTAGCTTCAAGTTTAGCGAGTGATGATTCGCTTGTGCCTGTTTGGCGCTCTGCTGGCGCTTCACCAGCAAATCTAGCCACTGCTTCGCTTAGCAATTGCCAAGCCCTGCCGCGTTTAGCGATGTCGGTTGGTATGACGTACTCAGGCATATTGCCCTCTGCGAGCTCGTATACACCGTTTTGTGACACTAGCCCACCATTTGCATAGCCGTAACTTGCTACTCGTGTGAAGGCTGCGTCAGACGTTCCGTAGCGATGTTTCATGTAGTTGATTGCAGCAAGCAAGTTATCGTAACCGTTGTAAATGTCATTGTGACCTGCAAACTTGTACGCATTAAACGTACTATCAATAGTTTGTGCAAGACCTTTAGACGGATGTCCTGCTCTTGCATTGCTATCCCACAAATTAATAGCGTGAGGGTCACCGTTTGACTCGCGTTGGATCAAGCGCATCCAACTATTGATTTGGTGCGCTGTCGCTGGTAAGCCATTGGCTTTCAACGCTTTGACAACGTATTCACGCCAACGCTCTACCGAGCCTCCTTGCGGATTATTCAAACCGCTTTCCATATTCAATGGTGCTAACATTTTAGCAATCCAATCAAAC